TACTTGGTGCTCTCAGCAGCCCTTGATTACATTGAGGATGAAGCAGAGGCTATCTCTCGTAAAGAGGGAAGCTATCTACAATAACGAGGCTACGGCCTAACCTAAAAAAGGAAAGAAGAAAATGTCAGATTTGAAACCAGTGAAGATTAGCGGTGAGTTGTTTTGGACTAAGTGGATGGCTGAGTTCAACACAGCATTCAACACAGACAATGACAAGTATGAATGCACCATCGGTAACATCAGCGATGACGATGCAGCTAAGCTCACAAGCTTGGGTATCAAAGTCAAGCACAAGGAATCACAAGGTAACTTCATTGTCGCTAAGAGCAAGTACTTGTTTAAACCTACAGATGACAACCTCAAAGAAGTTGCCATTGATGCTCTCGGTAACGGCTCTAAGTGCGTAGCTATTGTTGGTTCTTACACACACCGTATGTCAGCTAAGCATGGCAATGCTCCATCAGTGAAGACAATCATGGTGACTGAAGTTAAGACTTACGTCCCTGAAGCAGCTACTGCGGACGATGACGCTCTCTAAGGACTTACCTCCGCGTCCTCGGTTAGCAATTTTAGATGCAGACATAATTTGCTATCGAACAGGATTTGCTTCCGAGGATGTCTCAGAGGAGGTTTGTTTAGGTAGGGTGACTAAGTTAGTCAATGAGATTGTGTACCAAGACCTCAAATGTGATGACTACAAAGCGTACATCACTGGTAAGGGTAACTATCGCAATGAACTAGCAGTCACTGAGCCTTACAAAGGCAACCGTAAGGACGCTAAGAGGCCAGTGCATTATCAGGCTATTCGTACCCATCTCCAGCGCCTTGGTGCAGAACTGGTAGAGGGTTCAGAGGCAGACGATGCAGTGGCTACTGAAGCGACTAAGACAGGTGGATGGATTGTCTCCATTGACAAAGACCTAGATCAAGTTGCAGGTTGGCATTACAACTTCGTGAAGCATGAGGAATACTACGTTACTGAGGAAGAAGGTCTTCGTAACTTATTCACACAGGTGCTCACAGGGGATCGTACTGACAACATCATTGGCTTGAAAGGCATTGGACCTAAGAAGGCAGAGAAGCTTCTACAGGATTGTAAAACTGAAAGGGAATACTATGACGCTTGTCTCAAAGCTTACGATGGTAATCAACTTCGTGTCGATGAAAATCTGAACTTGCTATGGCTTCGAAGAGAACCAAACCAAATGTGCCCTTATCTTTCTATCTCGTTGGGTGTCAATGGACAGTCAAGTACGTAGAGGATTTGAGTGAGTACGGTAAATGTGCTTGTGATACTCAAACGATCTATCTTCGAGCAGGTATGAACAAGAACTTCACTGAGCAGACATTTTGCCACGAGCTCGTACACGCTATTATGTTCTCTATGGGGCATACTAACCATGACGAGATCTTCGTAGATGCCTTTGGGCAGTTGTTACATCAATACGAAAGGACTAAACTGTGAATAAGCTAAAAACAGGCGGCTCCGCTTTTCCTACTCAGGAAGAACGCTATCCTGACGGTCTTCTTAGCCAAGAAGCTACTTATGGGATGACGTTACGTGACTATTTTGCTGCTAAGGCTATGTCTCAAATGCTTTCAATCTGCGGAACTCGTGACACTGCGGCTGTTGAAGCATATCGAGTTGCAGACGCAATGTTAAAGGCTCGTAATGGTAACTCGTAAGACAACAAGCTCAAAAAGAGCTAATGCTTTGAAGCATGGGTGGCGTAGCGGCCTTGAAGAAGATGTCGCTAAAGCCCTTACTTCAGCGGGTGTTCCTTTCACCTACGAAGAGATGAAGATCAAGTACATCAAGCCAGCGAGTGAACATCAATATACTCCTGACTTTGTGCTGGATAATGGGATCATCGTAGAGACTAAGGGACGCTTCCTCATAGCAGATCGTAAGAAACACATGCTGATTAAAAGGCAACAACCACACTTGGACATTCGTTTTGTCTTCTCTAACAGCTCACAGAAGCTGAACAAGGGATCACGTACAACGTATGCTCAGTGGTGTGTTAAGAACGGTTTTGAGTACGCTGATAAGACAATCCCTGATTCGTGGATAAAGGAACGTAGACGAAAGGTAAGCGATGGAACTCGTATTAATCAAGGAGAATGAAGACGGTAGCGCGTCTTATCAGTTTGACATGACTGATGAAGAGCGTGTACAGCTTCTTAGCTTAGGTATCATTACAGCATTGAAAATGGGAATTGAGGAAGGAAAGAAATACGATGAGTCAAGTCAAGCTAGTGTGGGTAACACCGGAAGCAGAGCAGAAGATTGCGTATATGGCCCGTGTGTCAAATCCGGCAAATCAGGACAACCCTGCCTCTGCGACCAAGTTACTCAAGTACCTTATTAAGAACAAGCACTGGAGCCCGTTTGAGATGGTTAACGTGTGTGTAGAGATTGAAACTACACGTGATGTAGCTCGTCAGATCTTACGGCATCGTAGCTTCTCCTTCCAAGAGTTCTCTCAGAGATATGCAGTCTCTGAGGGGTTCATTCAGAACTCTCAAGCTCGTATGCAAGACACTAAGAACCGTCAGAACAGCTTGTACACTGATGACATCAGCATTCAGAACTGGTTTGAAGGTGCTCAGCGTCGCTTGGTAGAGGAAGCTAAGTTCTTGTACTCAGCAGCATTGGATAAAGGTATCGCTAAAGAGTGTGCCCGTGTGTTCCTCCCTGAGGGTCTAACGATGTCTAGGATGTATATGCAGGGCACTCTTCGTTCTTGGCTCCACTATGTCGATATTCGTACTGATGTAGCCACTCAGAAAGAACACCGAGAAGTGGCTTTACAGTGTGCTAAGATCTTAGAAGAGCACTTCCCTAACGTGATGGAGGCCTTCAACGATGGCAAAGCTGATAGTTCACTATAAACCCCCTATGTTCATTCCAGATTGGACTAAGGGGTACAAGGTGTACGTTGTAGATCATCCTCGATTAGGGTGTAGAATGATAGAAACCTCACCAGTGACTAAAGACTACGGTAACGGAATCTTTGAGACACAGTGGGTTGTCTATCACCCTCTAGATGGAGACTTCAATGACACTTGACGAATACTTTCATGTAATCAATAAACCAAAGGAGTTTAGTATGTTTGAAGCGTTTAAAGCAAAGATGACTGCGTGGTTCACCCATACATGGGAATTTAAAGATGCTGGACAAGCTCGTAAAGAGATAGAGAGGCTTACGGATGAAATCTTTAAAGCTGAGTGTGAGTTGAGAAAGGGGTTAGAAGAAGATCCTAAGTTGCACGAAGATGGTTACTGGGCTTTTGAGATGTGTACACCTGAGTGGGTGGATTTGGGTGGTGAAACGGTAAAAGAAATTCATACAGTGCTCGTTGAGCCTAATGAAGGTACTTGGATTGAGGTTCTTGACCGTATCCTTGATGCAATGGAAGCTCATTACGGCTACAGCATCAAAGAGCAGGTTTACTACTCAGTTAACTTCCCTTTGAATGACACTGATGATAGAGGTAATCCTTTTCCCGGCTATGGTCGTTGCTTGAATGATGAACGACTCCAGCAGATTCTCTTAGCCTTCCCTGAGCTTTACTTGTCTGGTGGTTGGAGCAACAGTCCAGAACGTGAGGCGATGTTCAAATGACACAAGATGAAATCATAAAACTGGCGAAAGCATACGGCTTCACTGGCGGTTTTGATGCTGACGGCAAACTTCTCCATGACGAGGCTTTTGTTGTAGCTGTGACTGAGGCTGTCGATAGGGAGCGTGAGGCGTGTGCTGATATGGTGTTTCGTTACATTGCACAAACAACAGATATGGAAGCGCGTGGTTGTTTGGCATCTGTGACTCACGACATCCGAGCCCGTGGTGAAACCACATTAAGAGGTACAGAAGCATGAGAATTTTATGTATACCAGACACCCAAACCAAACCTGATGCTCCACAAGAACATCTCGAATGGGCTGGTAAAGCTATCTGTGAGTACCGTCCTGATGTGGTAGTTCACTTAGGAGATCACTGGGATTTTCCTAGTCTCAGTAGTCACGACAAAGCTGGTAGCAAGTACTTTGAAGGTAAACGCTACCTAGCTGACGTAGAGGCTGGCAATAAGGGCATGGAAGTGCTCTTAAAGCCTCTCAAAGAGCTTCAGGAGACACAGAAGAAGTCCAAGCACAAGCCTTACAAGCCTCGTATGGTCTTCTTGAAGGGTAACCATGAGAACCGACTCACTAGGGCTGTTAACAACAATCCTATGCTTGAAGGGCTTCTGACCTATGACGACTTAGACTTGAAAGATTGGGAAGTACATGAATTCTTACATCCTGT